CACCGAGGGTTCACGTTTTATTGAAATTTCAACTTCTTACCAAACGCCCGATGTGCCGTTTCATCAAGAGCAAAAGAAACTGATTGAAATCATGGAACGTGATTTCGACAGGTCTGGTGATGATCAGCTATGTCTAATCTGGTCGCAAGATAATCTAGAAGAAGTCTTTAAGCCGGAAACATGGTCAAAGAGCAACCCACTACTTAACCACCCTAAACTAAAGGATGGCTTGATGAAGGGGCTACTTTCCGAACGAGATAAGAAGCTACTCATGGGAAAACTTGCTGATTTCCAAGTTAAGAACATGAATTGTTGGTTACTTGCTGATAGCAATAGTTTTCTTGATTTGACTGATATTGAAAATGCAGTCGTTGATGAATTTGATATCAAGGGGAAACGTGTTTATGTCGGGCTTGACGCTTCAATGTTTAGCGATAACACGGCTATTGGTTTCGTCTATCCATACGTTGCTGAAGATGGTAATCAGAAATGGCATGTCGAACAACACAGTTTCATTCCTTGGCAACAAGCCGGCTCACTAGAAGCCAAAATGGAGCAGGACGGTGTTAACTATCGGGATTTGGAAACCAAGGGTTTTTGTACGATTACAAGTCACCCACAAGGGCTAATCAATCCAGAGGAAGTGTACCGATGGTTTTGTGAGTATGTGGAAGACAATCAACTTGATGTTTTGTTTTTTGGATACGATGCTATGATGGTATCTAAGATTATCAAAGCTTTGGAATCTAACACTAGCTTCCCACTTATGCCGATTAGACAACGGACAAGTGAATTGAAAGACCCGACAAAATTCCTTCAAACCCTCTTTATCGAGGGCAATATTACCCGTTTGGATGATGTCATGCGAAAAGCCTTGATAAATGCGGTAATTAAAGAGGATAACATCGGTATTCAAGTCGATAAAATGAAATCGACCTATAAAATCGACGTTGTGGACGCTCTTATCGATGCGTTTTATGACGGGATGTATGCCTTTGAAGATTACGCTATTACTAACAATCCAACGTGGAAGGTAGAACACATGAGTCAAGAAGCCGTTCTAAACTGGTTAAAAAACCCAGATAGTGGGCTACTAGAGGAGTATTAATACATGATTTTGAAGTTTTTTAAGGCGATTTGGGCTATTTTTGACATCCTTATGTTCATTTTAGCTGCGATTTCGCTTAATTTAACAACTTATAACCTCGGTTACGTGTGGTTCGGTATCAGTATGACCATTACATTCGTATTAGCAGGTTTAATTAGTGAGCTAGCCGCTAAGAAAGGCTAGAAAGGAGGTGATAATAATTGCCGATATTTAATTTAGCAACCGAAAGCCCACCGAGTAATCAAGGGGGCTTTTTTGATATCACTGATCCAGAGTTTTTAGCTACTTTAAACGGTAGTGAGTGGGTTTCAGCCGAAACTGCTCTTAAGAACTCGGACCTATTCTCTATTATCAGTCAGCTATCTAACGACCTTGCGACTGCTAAGCTTACAACCAGCCGAAAGCAAATGCAAGGCATTGTGGATAACCCATCTAACAACGCTAACCGCTTTAACTTTTACCAGTCTATCTTTGCTCAAATGCTATTGGGTGGTGAAGCCTTTGCATATCGATGGCGTAATGACAACGGGCGTGATATGAAGTGGGAGTATTTAAGACCGTCTCAAGTCTCATTTAACCGCATGGATAATCAGAATGGTCTTTATTACAACATCACGTTCGATGACCCACGCATACCGCCAAAACAACACGTTCCACAAAGCGACATCTTACACTTTAGATTGCTATCTGTGGACGGCGGTTTGACAAGCGTAAGTCCATTGATGGCTCTGGGTAGAGAATTAGATATTCAAAAAGCTAGTGATAAACTAACGCTTAATTCACTTAAAAATGCCCTAAATGCCAATGGTATCTTGAAAATCAAGGGCGGTGGTTTGCTCGATTTCAAAACCAAGGTTTCACGTTCTCGACAAGCAATGAAGCAAATGCAAGGCGGTCCGTTGGTATTGGATGATTTAGAGGACTACACCTCTTGAAATTAAATCCAACGTGGCCCAACTACTTAAGCAAGCGGACTGGACGACCGGACAATTTGCAAAAGTCTACGGTATCCCAGAGAACGTTGTCGGAGGTCAAGGAGACCAACAGTCTTCACTAGAAATGAGCTCAAATGTCTATTCGAAAGCAGTAGCACGTTATTTGAGACCGTTTCTCAGTGAGTTATCTCAGAAACTTTCATGCGATGTGGACGCAGATATTTTTCCAGCGGTTGATCCGACTGGTGCTAACTATATCAGCCGTATCAATAGCATGGTTAAAAGCGGCACACTCGCACAGAATCAAGGCTTGTATATTTTGCAACAAGCGGAGATTTTGCCTAAAGAGTTGCCGAAGGGTGAAAACCCTAACCGTACATCATTGAAAGGAGGTGAGATAAATGGGCAAGATTGACATTAAAGGCGATATTGTAAGCGATGACGCTGGTGCTTTTTACGAATACTTTGGCATGTCTAGTACCTACCCCAAACTGGTACAAGATGCCATTGCTAACGATGAAGACGAAGAAATCACGCTTAACATTGCGTCAAATGGTGGTGATGTGTTTGCAGCTAGCGAAATCTATACAATGCTTAAAGCTAGCGGCAAGCGTATTGTGGTTAATGTGCAAGGGCTTGCGGCTAGTGCTGCTAGTGTCATTTCTATGGCTGGTGATACCGTGCGTATCAGTCCAACGGCACATATTATGATTCACAAAGCGTCTACTGGCATCGTTGGTAATAGTGATGACCTAGAGCATCAATCAGCGGTGCTTAATAGCATTGATGAATCTATTGCATTGGCTTACGAGATGAAAACTGGTCTTAAACAACCAGAATTACTTGACCTAATGGCCAAAGAAACATGGCTCAATGCTAAAACTGCCGTTGATAAAGGCTTTGCGGATGAAATCATGTTCTTCGATAATGATGAAGAAGAAATCATGGTTACGAATGCCACACATCAACTACCAAGCAAGTCAGCAATCACTAAATTTAAGAATATGATTGCGACACCTAAGACCAATTCATTGCGTGAGCAGAAATTGGCTATTTTACTTGAAAAATGAAAGGAAGATGAATATTGAAAACATCAAATGAATTGCATGACCTTTGGATTACACAAGGCGACAAGGTCGAAAACTTGAATGAAAAACTTAACGTAGCTATGCTTGATGATTCAGTTACCGCTGAAGAATTGCAAGCAATTAAAAATGAGCGTGACACTGCGAAAATGAAAAAGTAGCGAATATGTCAGAGGAAGAAAAACAACCTTTGACTGAAAACGAAGAAGAAGTTAAAGCTAATTTTGTTAAAGACTTCAAAAATCTCGTTCGTGGTCGCTACCAAAACTTGCTTGATTCTAAAACAGACGGAACTGGTGCAGACGCTGGTTTGACTATCCCACAAGATATTCGTACAGCTATCAATACATTGGTTCGTCAATACGACTCATTGCAAGAATACGTTAACGTTGAAAACGTAACTACTCTTACTGGTTCTCGTGTTTATGAGAAATGGGCTGAAATTACTGGTCTTTCTAAACTTGATGATGAAGCTGGACAAATCGGTGCTAATGATGATCCAAAACTTTCTCTTATCCGCTACGCTATCAAACGTTATGCTGGTATCTCAACAGTAACTAACAGCTTGCTTGCTGATTCTGCTGAAAATATCCTCGCTTGGTTGTCTGGTTGGATTGCTAAGAAAGTTGTTGTTACTCGTAACAAAGCTATCTTGGATGTTATCGCTACACTCCCAACTAAACCAACATTGGCTAAATGGGATGATATCATCGACTTGGAAGCTAAAGTTGACCCAGCTATCAAACAAACTTCATTCTTCTTGACGAACACTTCAGGCTTCACTGCTCTTAAAAAAGTTAAGAATGCTATGGGTGATTACCTCATGGAACGTGATGTGAAATCACCAACTGGCTACTCAATCGATGGTTTTGCAGTTAAAGAAGTTTCAGACCGCTGGCTTGCTAACGGTACTGGTGGAGCTATGCCATTGTACTTTGGTGACTTGAAACAAGCGGTAACATTGTTTGACCGTCAACACTTGTCATTGCTCTCTACTAACATCGGTGGTGGAGCATTCGAAACTGATACGACTAAAGTACGTGTTATTGACCGCTTCGACGTTGTTAAAACCGATGAAGAAGCGTTTGTGCCAGCGTCATTCAAAGCAATCGCTGACCAAAAAGCTAGAGACAGACGACACTGCACTCATTCCAGCTTACATTGAATCGGCTCAACAGTACATTATCAATGCAGTCGGTAGTGATCAGAAATTCTACGACCTTGAAAGTGTAGAAGCTCTATTTGACACGGCTGTAATAGCCCTCACAAGCTCTTATTTCACTTATAGAGTAGCTTTAACGGACACGGTAACTTATCCGATTAACCTAACTTTAAATAGCATAATCGGGCAATTAAGGGGCTTATACGCAACGTATAGTGATGAAAGAGGTGACTAATGCCTAAAGTTAGATATTTACCCTCAGACTTTCGTTTCAAGGCTGATTTTGGCACATACCAAAGCACCCCTAACAAGTTTACGGGTGTGAGCGTGCCAAAGTTCGTCAAACAGTTTACATTGCACTACAAGCCCCACACTCGCACACTCAATCAAGAGTATTTAGCCCAACAGAATGGCGAAAGCGATACAAGAGTGATTGTTATTCGCCACAATGCTAAAGTGATTGAAGGTCAAGTCGCCGTCCTAAATGGCACTCAGTATGATATTGTGCGGGTTAGCCCAAACGAAAACTTTGGGCTTAATCGCTACGACTTTCTGACATTGCGGAAGCACAAGAAAGTTGGGTGATGGCTATGGTAGGGCTTGATAAGGCACTAGAGGGCTGGCTTGAAACAGTAGCTAGCATTGGCGATATCACACCAGCGGAACAAGCTAAAATTACCACTGCTGGTGCGAAAGTGTTTCAAAAAGAGTTGGAAGAAGTGACTCGTGAGAAACACTACTCAAATAAAAAAGATTTGAAGTATGGACACATGGCTGATGGTTTATCTGTGCAATCCACTAATGCGGACGGCAGAAAAAATGGTGTGGCAACCGTAGGCTGGAAAAACAATTACCACGCCCAAAATGCTAGACGATTAAATGACGGCACCAAGAAATATCGTGCTGATCATTTCGTTACCAATGTCCAAAACGATAGCGCCGTTCAAAGAAAGGTGTTATTAGCAGAAAAAGAGGAATATGAAAAACTCATTCGAAGAAAAGGAGGAAAGTGATTAAGTGTTAGCAACCGTAAAACTAAAAGAGCTCATTGACGGCAAAGAATTTTGTGAAATAAGCGAAGTATATGCAAACAACTTGCCTAGAGAACTCGAAGAAAATACCGATAAGACAATCGTTTTGCTCACTGAAAGCAATCCGTCCCTTGATTTGAGTGGGAATAATACCTTTTTCGGAAAAACAGATAGAGTAGAAGTCCAGATTTTCTACAAGGCTGATATCGACTTTGATATCGAAGCCTTTGAAATGGAATTATTGAAATTCCTAAAATCTGAACACTACTCAATTACAGATATGAGAGAACATAGCATAGACCCCGATACGTTACAACTTACGGCGGTCTTTTTTGTCGCACTCGACAGATTAATTTAACAAAGGAGATATTACTATATGGCAATTGTAGGTTTGAAAATGGTCCGCCTTGCATTGGTTGACCCAAAAACCCAAAAACTACTTAAAGGAAACGATGGCCTTTCAACTGAAGGTGTAATCGAAGTTGATTCTAAAATGCTTGGTACTCGTACCGCTAACATCTCAAACTTGGAAGGTCAAGCGACTAAAGTTCCCGGGAATAACTCAGTACAAGATGTAATGATTGCACCGGGTTCACCAACAGTGGCGTTTGACTTCAATAACCTTGACTTTGAAATCAAACAAAAAATGCTTGGTTTTAAACCGGACGGCAAGGGTGGGTACGTGATGGACGGTGAAAAACCACACACAGCGGTATTGATTGAATCTGAAACACTTGACCGCAAACACTCAGTGTTCTTTGGTTTCGCTAATGGTATCATGCAAGAATCAACTCAAAACGTTGCTACAGATACTGATACTGCCCAAACTCGTCAAGACGACAACATGACATTCAATGCTTTGTCAGCGGATGCGTTCGGTGGTGAGCCTTACAAGAAATACTACACTGGAGCATCTAACTTCGATAAAGCTAACATGTTCAAAGAAGTATTTGGTGGATATGTTCTCACTGGTACACCAGTAGTCGGTGGTTAATCTAAATAATTCGCAAGAGGTCGGGCTCATGGCCTGACCTCTATTTTTGTGTTAAAGGAGTAAAGATAAATGGAAATCAGAACTATTCAAATCCCAGAAATCAGCAAGAAAGCCTTCAAGGTGACTACAAGCAACCGTAACGTTTTGCGTATGCACGAGTACCAACTTGCCGTGCTTAAAATCAGCGACACCGTCGAAGAAGGTGATACACAAGAACAAGCACAAGCTAGCTTTACAATCCTAAAAGAAATGCTCAGCTTTATTCGTGCTATTCTCGACTTGGATGATGAAGCTTATGACAAATTGCTTGATTTGGATAATGTCCGCACGCAAGAAATCTCTGAAAAATTGGTAGGTTACATGTACGGGTTGACGGATGAGCAACTTGAAAACGCTGCTGGTGAAGTTGACCCAAAAGACTAAAATCTAAAGGTGAACAGATTTTTGATTTAGAAAATCGCATTGAAGATTTAAAAATCATTGCTAAAAAATCAATCCAAGGTTTTGGGTGGACACTAGATCAGTATTACGACACTGATTATTATGAGCTAATGAAAATCTTAAATGCCAAAGAGGAAGAAGATAGGATGGTTGACCCAACATCTTTACTCTAATTTTTAAGGAAAGGAGGAAAATTATTACATGGCAAAAGTACAAGCTACCATGTCCACGGAAATCGCCTTAGATACGCTACAGGCTGCCAATTCGATTAAGCGGTTAACTCAGTTAGTCAATAGCTCGACAAACGCATGGAAGGCACAAGAAAGCCAAATGCGTAGTGCTGGGGACTATTTGGGAGCAGCACAAGCTAAGTACGATGGTCTGGGTAATGCTATCCAAAACCAACAACATAAGATTGAGAAACTGAAACAAGAACAGTCTCAACTTAAGGGTAGCACCGCTGAAACCGCTGAACAGTACCTTAAGTACCAACAACAGATTGACCAAGCGACTACTCGTTTGGCGTCGTTGGAAAATCAACAAAGGCAAGCTAAGAACAGCCTGGACTATCATAGGTCTGGGCTTGCTGAATTGCAAAGAGAGTACAAACTACAAAACGAAACTTCCGATGTTTATATCAAGCGTTTGAAAGCTGAAGGCAAGGAAGATGAAGCTAGGCAAGAACAACTCAAGCAATACAAGGGTTCGATTACTAACTTAAACAAGCAGTACGAGACCCAAAAAGAAATGCTTGAGCGTGTCGCT